CGTTCGTCTGGCACCGGCAGCCCCGCATAACCAAACGCAGCAGCCCCCGTCCCGTCGCCGTTGATCGTCACCGGCACCTGCGTGCCCATCGCCCCATAGCCGCTGCCGGCACTGGTCATCACGATACCAATGACCACGCCGTTGGCCACCACCGCCTGCGCCGCGGCGCCCGCACCGCTGCCACCAACGGCAACGGACGCGGCAGTGTAGCCCTGGCCGCCTGCCGTCACCCGGATGAATCCGACCGTTCCCGCGACGCTCGCCTGACTGTACGTCAGCATCGACTGCACACCACCAGGTGCCGCGGTCACCATCACGCTGTCGGCGATGTCTGGGACGACCAGTTGCTGCACGCTCCCGGCAGTACTTGGGTTGCAAACCATCCGCGGTATAAAATTCCAGTGATTTCCTTCAATGATCACCGAATCAGTGCGTGACGACAGGCAGTTGGTTACCATGCCGCCAACGAAACAGTTACGTGCCACGTGAACGCCCTGTGGCCCATTGCGCAGCACGACCCCGCCCGCCGAGGTGCTCGGTATGCCAATCCAGTTGCCAGTCAGGGCCACTCCCTGGCATGCAATGCCGAAGGTCAGCCCGTTCGCATCCGACTCCACGTTCTCTACTACCACACCCCATGACGTGCAGTCCTGGAGCACGTTGCCGTCTACCCGCAGGTTCGTACTGCCGCCGCAGTTCAGGCCGATAGCGGCCTGGGTAACCGTATTGCCCGACACGTCACAGGTCACCGACCCGCCTGCGTCGATGCCGTAAGTCGATGTCCCGGTCACTGTATTCCCGCTGATCCGGGAATGATCCGCATTGACCAGCAGCCCCGCGCCCGAGGGCAAGATCAGACCGTTGTTGCTCAGCAGGTTGTCCTGCACAACCAGCCCCCAGCCCGACACCGCAATGCCGTAGCTAGCATTGTCATGGCAGATGTTGCCGGAAACTAGCGCCGTCAGCACGTCCGGGTTGGCATGCCCCCAGACCGGCGGGTTCGTATTGGTTGCGTTGAAGTTTCCTATTCCGATCCCGCGATCGTTTTTCCAGCAGCGGTTGCCGACCACCTGGACCAGGCGTGCCTGCTGTTTGAATGTAGGATCGTCATAATCCACGTTGATGCCATATCCCGCATTGTCGTGGGCACGGCACTCCGTCACCAGCACACCGTCGCAGGCCTGCACCCACACGCCATGCGCGGCATTACCGGAGAATTCGCAGTCACGTACTACGTGCTTGCACATTGCCGGATCGGAAGCCAGAAAAACCAACCCACAACCCAGCGTGGCCCCACTCGCGTTCAGGAAAGCACAGCGATGGAAGTCGGACGCAAGGCATTGTGTGCCGACTTGTACCCCCCAGCTTTCCAGCGTCACCACGGTGCTGTTGGCGTCGAACACCACCCCCTCGGCACGAAACCCGTCCGCCTGAATAGCGATCCACGCACCGCCGCTCTGACTGGCCCGCCGCAACACGCTCAACCCGGGCGTGCCGAGCAGCACGGTGCCGGGCTGACTGATCGTCCACTGGCCGTTGACCACGTAGGTAGCATGACCCAACCGTACCGGCCGACCGGACGCTACTGCCGCGGTGAACGCGGCGGTATCGTCGGTCACGCCGTCACCATGCGCGCCAAACGATTCGACCGCGACCGAATCGGCAAACAGGTCCGCCAGCCGCCTCGATACAGCGACGCCGCTCGGCAGTGCGACTAGCCCCGAACCGTCGACACCTGCCAGCCCAGACAAGCCTGCCATGAACTGCGCATATGGCAGCTCCTTGTCCTGTCCGTTCTGGCAGAATGGCACCAAGTCACCACCGCCCGGTGGTCCAGCCTGTGGCAGATCGGCGAAGGTATGCGACGGTGGCAATACCGACAGCACTCCCCCGGCCAGCACCAGTCCCGACCCCAGCGCCACCGTCTCTGGCGCCCCGATACCGGCGCTATTGCGCCCCAACAGGTTCGCCTGCGGCACCGCCAGTGCCGACTGCAGACCTGCTACGATCTGCGCTTGCGTCGCCTTGCGAACCACGTTGTTCTGGCTGACCAACAGTTCGTCAGTACTGGCGACGACGGTCGCCGCATCCATCTGTTCGATGGTCGGCATTGGTTCAGCCTCCGACCGTGATCGCGTTGCCGGACTGGTCCGATACGGCCGTACCGTCCGTCGTGGTTAATGCACTGGCGGGTGGCGCTCCCGACACCAGCGCCAGCACGGGCAGGTAGACCGCCCGCCCGATCGTCCGTCCCGCGGTCGTGCCAATGGTCACCTGCACCGAGTACACTGTACCGACCTGACCTCCGGCGAGCCACAGCACAGCCACGCTGCCATCCGCTGCCGAGGAGTTCAGTGTCAGATCGCCGCTCGCCGACGGCTGGATCGTTACACCGATCGTGGCGATGGTATCCTTGTCGTTACCAGCTAGCGCCGGCGAGATGTCGAACTCGTAGTCCAGAACGTCTCCAGGGTCTTTTGCCGGCCAGGCCAACGTCGCTGGTGCCGTCGACGGGCTGCCGGGCGGAACTGGGACGAAACCGTCGAGCACCACGCGCCGTGCGCTGCTCGGACGGACCACTTGCGGGGCGGCGGTGGACATCAAGCTGCTTCCCAGTGAACAGGCCGGCTGCAACACGCCGCCATGGCCGGCGCCAGCCGGCCATTCGCGTCGTTAAGAAGCAGCGGCGATTGTTAATGGCCATGGCCGGAGGCCACAGCGCCGAACGGCAGATACCGCAACTCGTTCAGTTGATATGGAGCTGCGCGACCTGCGCCTTCAGTGCGGCGAGTTCGTTAAGCAGTTCGGCCATGCTCGGCGTGGGCGAAGTTGTCGCCACCGGCGGTGGTAGTGCAAATGTGCCATTCTCGCTCTGCACCCAACCGACCTGCACGGCCTGCCCGGTCACATCGACCCAGTGCAATGATGGATGGAACAGCGAGTCGATATTCTCCGCTGTGGTAACGATCTCCACCACGACGCGGTTTTCGACGCGTGCATACGTCTTCATGCGAATTCTCCCTGCTCGCCCGACGCTCAATATTTGGCGAAAGCCAGTCCCATCGCTCGGATTCCGTCGCCTGGCGGGTCGGTGGTCATCGCCTCGCGCACCACGCCTGCCGTGATCAATCCTCGCATGCTCACCACTCGACCAGAACCAGACCACCGCCGCCGGCGCCCCCAAGAGAGGACGGTTCACTTCCGCCGCCACCGCCGCCATATCCCGGTGCCGCGAAGCTGGGGCCGCCTATGCCGGTGGCGCCACGTCCGCCACCCGGTCCCCCACCGTCGCCACCGCGGTCGGCGAGCACGACCCCATCGGTCCCGTATGAGCCGCCAAAGTTGACGTCACCACCGATGCCCGTGCCGCCTGGGCCACCCGCTGGATAGACCGGGGTTCCTCCAGCGCCACCCTGGCCACCAGTCGCCGAACAATAGGTGCCGAAAGACGAAGTCCCCCCGTTGCCGCCAGAGCCGGTGGAGGGATTCGGCGCGCCGCCAGTCCCCACCGTCACCGGCACGGTGGCGCCAGGCGTCAAACCGGTGACCACTTTCACGGCCTGCCCTCCAGCGCCACCACCGCCGCCCGAATAACCCCCACCGGTGCCGCCTGCCGCGCCACCGCCGATCACGGTCACTTTGGCCTGCGTCACTCCGTTCGGCACCAGGAACGCGCCACTCGTCGTGAATGCCTGCAGCGAGGTGAACCCCGGCCGGAGTTGAGGCAACCGATATGGCAACAGCGGGGCGCTGGTACACGGCACGATATCACCAGGCGCCACCGTGCTCTGGCCGTAGCTCAGTGTCACCACGGCGAGCCCCGCCCAGCCTGCATCGACGGGCGGTGGGACTTGGTTGCCAGTTGCAGCGGCCACGCCGGAGAGCGCCTGTATCTGCACCTGCTGTACCCGCGACGTCGGTTGCGCGGTTCCGGCGTTGGCCGGCCCGAGCCAGGGCTGCGCCGGATTGCTCGCGTTGTAGTAGGGCAACACAATCGGATTGGTATCGGTCTCGACGAACGCCGCCTCGATCAGCCAAGCCACGCTCTGCCCGGCGACGGTGGGAGCCGACATAGTCAGTGTGGTGGGCTCCAGGTTCACTCCCATCTTCAGCAGACCGTCGCTGTCTGCCGGCAGGGAACCGAACGACGTGGTGTCGACCACTGCAAACGCAGTGATACTGCCAGGCCCGATGGACACCGACATCGAATTCGGCGTCGTCGGCGAGACAACGAGCCCATCGGCCACCGTCGCGGTCCCGAGCACTGCCTTCATCAGCGCACCGAGCGCAACCATCGTGTTGCGGTTGAGTTGCAGCAAGTCCGTGTCGAGTGGAATGCTGCCCGGATAAACGATCGTGCGGTCCATTGGTGGCCCTCAGTTGGAAATACGCAGCCAAGCAATCGTGGCGGCCGGCATCACCCCGGCGACGGCCGCGGCAATCTGTTCGTCGTTCACCTCTTCGTTCTCCATGGACGCGTTGGCATATTCGATCGCTCCTCCCCCCCAGCCGCCCACAGGAATGCCCCAGCCGGCGACGACCGACACTCCACCACCCTGCGGTCGGAACGCGGTGACCAAGCACTGGAATGGCATGGCGAGGTTGCCCCACCCGCCTGCGACCCCCCAACCACAGTCGATGCCCCAGGCGCTCGTGTCGGGCGGCCGCGCTGGCTCGAAGATCATCGGCGCGCGGCCGGTCAGACGAACCAGTGCCTGCACCAGCGCGGCCCGCGTCCCGCGCGGCTGAAACATCGCGGCTTGCAGCCGAGCCCTATAGTGCCCATCGCTTTCCGATTGCCGGCGCGACATTGTGGTGTCGAAAAAATCCACCCCGATCATGTCCAGGAACACGTCGGTCGCAGTCGCAATGCGCGCTTGCAAGGTGACGTAGCTCAGAGCCGAGAAAACCTGTGCCCAGACGCTTGCGATACCGGCCAGCACGGCGTCGAGGACAGGTGTGTTGCTTGTGGCGCCCGGCGCCGTATCGGGGAACCATCGTGCCGGCAGCACAACCCGCAGCCGCGACATGATGTCGTCCTGATCTCCCGTTGCCATCTCAGGACACCATGATCGTGCCAGCGCGGATCACCTGTGCCTGCGTGACGGCCAGATCGAAGGTCGCCCCGTTCAGCGTCACCCCTTCGACGGCGGCCACGCTGGGACAGTTCAAGGCCACCTGGTAGATCGTCCCGAACATAAACGTAGCGCCCATCCCGCCAGCATTCACCGCTGCTGTAAGCGCGGTCCCCGTCGCTGCCACGGCCTGCGCCTGGGTGTAACCCGCAGCCGCCGTCACGATCAGGGAAATGTCGGCTGCAACCACACTGGGCCCCAGCACCTGGAATGCAGATCCAACCGGCCGAACCGCAGCAATGGCGGTCTGCACGTTCGCCAGCAGCGCACTGCTCGGATCGCCCGTCCCGTCGTCCACCGTGACCACGAAGTTGCCGGGTGTGCAAACCGAGGCTGCTGTGGTGTTCTCCTGGATCGTCCAGGTTAGGCCTTGTTGCACCGACGACACTGCATAACTGATCGCGGCCGCCGTTGCTTGGCAGCGCGTGTTAATGTAATTCTGAAATCGGGCTCTCAGTGCAGCATCCGTCTCGGCGTCGATTCCGTTGGTGAACGCTAACGCGTTCGTCACAGTATCAACGCCGGAGATTGCCGCGGAGATCAGCGTGATGGTGCTGGCCTGCACGTTGCCCGAGTTGCCTGCCACCTCGGCCAGCACCGGCACCGTCACGTTGGTCTGCCCGACTGGAATCAAGTAGCCGTTCAGCGTGGCATTCCAGGTCGCGGCGGTGGTGTCCTGCATGATATCGAATGCCAATGTGGCATCGGCCGTCTTCACCTGGGTCCCCAAAGGCACAAGCGCCGAGTTGGTCGGGGTAAAGCGCGAAAACGTCACCGATCCCGTAGCCGCCACCGCTGGCAGCCGCGTCAGGCCGAAGTCAGCCACCCAACTGTCGAGATCGCCGCCCGCGCTGGTAGCCGCTCGGGTCATCTGCAGCACCTGCAGAATGAGCCACTGCATCCACAATCCGACCGAAGCACTCGCTTCCAACAATGCGCGCAGCGTCGAGCCGACCGTCAAGTCGATGAGCTGTTTTGCCGAGCCCTGGACCGCGGCAGCCGCGGCCGAGACCAAGCTGGAAAAAGTCTGCAGCTGCAACTGCATGGATCAGGTTCCGTCGCCGAGGGTGAAGCCGAGCAACTGGGTCGCATAACTCTCGGCATCGGTGTAGCTCACCTGCACCGAGACCGTGCCGATTCCGTCCGAAACCACGTCGACCACCGGCTCCGGGGTACGTGCCACCGCTGTCTCCTTGAAGATTTGGCTACGGATCACTGCGCGGATGCGAGTCGCGTCCGCCGGCTGCCCAACGAACTGCGCAAGTCCGGCGCCGTAACCGAGTTGCCAGATATAGTCGCCGGCATTGGTCAGCAGTCGGCGTAGCACCCGTTGCTGGCCCAGTGCCGACCCGTTCACGGTCGCCACGTCTCCGGTCGGCCCAACCGAAAGGTCAGAACCGAATTGATGCTGCAGATCGGACATCCAGTTGCCTCGTTGTCGTCGTCGACGATCAGTCCTGAGGATTTGGCGGCGAGCCGAGATCGCCATGGGTGTGCACGTCATAGTGGCCACGAAGTCGCGCCAGCGACCCTTGACGGTCATAGATGTCGCCACTGACATGCAGATCACCGACAATCTGCACCGTGCCATCGTTGCATAAGTGTAGTGCTGCTCCGCTTCTGTGCACAAGCCAGAGCTCACCCGCTGGCGCCGTCGGCGCCCGCGCTGCATCGCTGTAGCTCGCGCCGATGATTACCCCGTGCTCGGCGTCGCCTTCCTGCGGCACCACCAACACTTGGTCACCAGGCGCCGGCAGACACACCGCACCCCATCCCGCCCCGGTCCAGGCAGACAATACCGGCAGCCAGCCGGTCAGAACGCCTTCGGGCTGCAACGCCACGCGCGCTGCATAGTGGGTCGGGTCGACGCTCGCCACCACCCCGAAACGGGGCTGGCCCAGTAAACGATCCAGCGACGCCGCCTGCGCCTTCAGCGCATTCAGGAGCCGTTCCATGGCGTACCCAACCTTGATGATGCCTACGCGGCCGTGCTGGCATTGCGTGCGCGTATCTGCTGCGCGAAGCCGTGGGCCACGTCGAGCCGCCGTTCTATTGAATCAATCGAATAGATGCGGTCGAACGCGGTGCCGGTGCCCTGCAGCAAGATTTGCTGGCCTGGCGTCAACGATAGCTCCCCCGGCATCTCGGCCACGATAACCCGCTCGTGCTGGGTCAGCTCCGCCAGTCGCTGCTGCGCCAGCTTCAACGCCACGTCCGGCGTGAGATTGGGAGCGATATACACATAGCTTTGCGTCGTCCCCCCCGTTCCACTCGCCTGGTTTGCCGATGCTGTTTGCATGTAACATTGAGCGGCCCGGCTGTGCCAACTCTTCACCGTCACTTCGATCCCTTGTGCTAGTGTCAATGACCGCTCCAAGTGCAGCTCACTTAACTCGGACATCTGTAGTACCGTCGGTGGTGCCGACGGGTTCACCGCGCCGAAATGCAGCGTCGTTCCTTGCACCCAGATGTCAAATCCCTCATATTGCGCGAGCGTCACTAGCAGGTCCCACTCGGTGGTAGCCCGCGCGAACCCGTCAAGTACCAGACTGTCGTGCTCCAGCTCCCAATAGCGCCCCACAGGGGTTCTCGTAACCTGCACATCTGCCGATAAACCATGGCGTCCGGCCAGTGTCGTAGCGACCTCGCTTGACGTCTGGTTGGCGAAGGTCCCCTGAACGCGTGCCTCAATCAACCCTGCGCTGAGGTCGCGCCCGCTTAACCGTACCGCATCGCCGAGCACATCGATTTCGACTGAGTCCACCCCACCATGCAGCAAGTTCACGTAATCGCCACCGAGCGAAACCGCGATATCGATCAGCACGTCGTCCTGATCGGCCCACCACGCGGGACCCCGCGTCGGGTCGGCCGACAGCGCCAGACCCAACCGGAAGCGATCGGCAGCAAAATGGCTGTTGTTGAGCACCTCCGCCTCAAAAGCACCCGGCAGGAGATCGCCATCGGCCAGCACACGCAGCCGCGGATACCGGACCACGGCAGACGGATCGGGCAGATCACTACTGAGTTGCAATGCCGCCTCCGGCCGAGGGATCGGTCGTCGGGATGCGCAGGGCCACCAATCCCGACAACATCGGATCGGACAGCCCGTTCGCCTGGGCGATGCGAATCCACTGCGTGGCATCACCAAGTTGTTGCGCGGCCACTTGGAACAGGTTACTGCCGGTCACCGTGATCGTGCGCATGGTCCCTCACGTGTCCGCGTTCGCCAGGTTCGCTACAGCCCGGCCCACATAGCCGCGTGCGGCCGTCAGTGCCGCGAGTTGCCCGGCGAAATTGGTGGTCGTATCCAACCCCACGGCATCCGATACTGACGCCGTGCCAAGATGCCCTTCGGTTCCCGCAATGCCGGTGTCTATCTGCTGCGACGCTCTCGCCAGCGCTGCACTCGCGCCGGCATAGGCGCTGCTCCCGGGTTGCGTCGCCTGCGTGGGGGCAAGTGCGCCGATCGCTCCGCCGAGCACCACTGCGCTGCCGAGATTCTGTGCGCTGGCAAGATCACCCAGCACACTGGTGGCCAGCGACACCGTGGCCTCCGCGGCCACCGCCGTCTCATCACGCACCACCTTGCAAGTGACGCGGTAGGGGATCCAGTTGGAACGTGTGTAGTCCGCTTCGAAGCGGGCGATCACCACGGTGTAGAAGAACCATTCCCAGGTCAGCGACCAGGAGCTACCCTCTGCCCGCATCAGGTCGAGCGCCCGCGCCCGCACCGCCGCGTCGTCGCCGCTGAACACGCCCGACCATACGATGTCGGAATCGTCGCGGCCCAACGAATCGATCACCCGTATCCCACCGGGAAGGTTGTGCACGGTCAGTCGCTGCTGGCCGCCCCAGCGCACCCGCTCCGGCAGCTCGAAATCCTGAAACAGGATTGGTCCCAGCAGCAATACGCCCTCGGCCATCGCTCAGGTCCCCACCATTCACGTGCCATGCAAGGAGCCGGGCCGAGCCGGGCCAAGCCGCGGATCGAATCCCGTTACTCCGGACTGGGGACGATCGACGTCCCGCGCCAACCGGTCTGACATCCAGCGTCCGACGCGAGTTCCGTCCAGAAACACGTCTCCCTGCACTGGCCCCGTGGACGATGCCGTGGCAACCGGAGCCGCCGGCATCGCGAGTGCAGCCGGTGGCTCCGATGGTACAGCCTCCCAAGCGGACGAGCGGAACAGCTCACGTGCCACGGGCGGGGCCTGCCGAGCCTCGCGTTGGTCCGGGACCGGCATCGAGACTAGTCTGCCGTCCGACCCCTCCGGCATCTCCGGTGCCACTACTGCCGGCGGCTGGCTGGCCGGAAATGCCGGTGCGTACCGTGCGTAGCCCGGCGGCGACATGGCCATCACTGTCACCGTCGCCGGTGCTGACACCTGCCCGGGTCCCAGTGAGGTCGCATCCTGGCGCGCTTCCACCGCGGCACGGACGGGCTGTTCGGGCGCCACCGGCGATCGCAGCGCCGCTTCCAGTGGACCGCCGACGAGCCCGGCCAACGACACGCGCGGCAGGGCAGGCGCAGCAGCAATGGTCACCTGCGGCGGCCTGAAGACGGCCGGCGACGTTGCCGGCACGGGCACCTCCTGCCGACGTCCTGCCCCGGCATCGAGGGGTACCATTTCTCCGTCCGTGGCAAGGTTATGCTCGGTCGGAACAGCGACACCGGCGCTCGTTGGCGCCGCCAATCCGTGCCCGATCCCAGTTCCCCCAGCCGCCTGCGACAACGTCCGTAGCCGCCCGGTCGTCGCCGTCAATGCCCGGTCATAGGCCGCCAGGTCATCTTTCAGGGCTGCGATACCGGACGAGACGCCGTTCTCCAGTACCAACCGGATGCCGATTTCGTAGGCGTCGTCCATCACGCCCCCCGGAGCGCATCGGCAACCGCCGCGCCCACCGCCGCTGCCGCACGCTCCGCATGTGCCGCGGCCACCGGCGCCAGCACAGGAGCCGGCACCACGCCGACATCACCGTTCTCGCGCGACCGCAGCGCCGATGAACGCCATCCAACCAGCGCTTCCGCCCCGGCCGCCCGCACCTCACCGCCAGCCGCGCCCGCCTCGCCCGTCGCCGCCGCGATCACCTCTGCCTCCACCGCCAGCGCTGCCTCCGCCGCGAGGTCCAGGTTCAGTCGCGCTAGCCGTCGCA